ATTCTCATGGTAAGTGAAACTAAACCTCCAATTTTACGGTAAGTACCATTGAAAGTTCCAGAAGTAACTGTGATGCCTGTTATAGCTGGCGTCCAAGTCCCCTCCTCATAGTCATCCAGCTTATTAGACGACCCAGTGCCGCCAAGGTAGACACCGCCAGAGAGGTAGAGGTCTTTGAAGCGGTAAGTCGTATGTCCAATGTCAACTGTGTTATCTACAGTTGTGCCACTTCCATTTGTTGGCATTAACTCACTACCTGCAAAACGTATGCCTGTGCTTGTGCCGTGGACTACTAGACGACCTGTATCTGCCCCAATACTCCCCACAGTGGTGCCGTTTTTCTGGATTTCTATTACAGAGCCATCCTGCGCTCTGTTTGCAAAGATAGCTGGATCACCTGACATAGTTGCAGAAACAATACCTGCATAAACTGTATTACCCAATGTTGTTGTGTTAGCAACAGTCTTACCCACCAACACATTACCGCTGGTATCCAGTGTTATCGCAGTAGACGTAGCGTTATCATCAATGCCGTTAGATGTCAGGCCAGTTGTTGTAATACCTGTCGTTCCGTTTAAATTAATAGCCATTTATAAAACCACCCATCTTCCGCCTGTTTCAATTGTAACAGTAACACCATCGTTAATTGTTATTGGCCCTGCCGTCATAGCATTTTTGGTTGATACGATAGTATAGTTAGTAGAGAGGGACTGATCGTTTTCGTAGAAGATACCTTCAGATGCACCTCCACCTCCACCAATAGCCCCCCACTCAGTACCATCGTATCCTTCAAACGATACATCAGTAGAGTTAAACCGTAAGGCACCAGCTATAGGTGAGCCTGTGCGCTGGGCAGTTGTACCCGCTGGCATATTAGCTTGACCTGTTGCCGCAGTGGTCATAACAGCGCCAGCAGCAGTTACGTTAGCTGTGTCAGTTACGTCAGCACCAGCCTCAATACCGTCTAGCTTTGTACCGTCTGCTGATACATCACGACCATCTACGTTGCCACTTACGATTACATTGGGGACTGTAAGATCACCCGTCATCGTATCGCCAGTGATCCTTACGAACCCTGAGCCACTATCAAAGGCTTCCTTTAACTCACCGAGGGTAATAGCCTTAGTCTCATCAGCGGATATATCGACAACAACGAACTCATCAACGTCAACAAGGTCAGCACCTGTGATATTCGTAAGTTGGGTAATTTTCTTATCAGCCATTAGTGTATATCCTTATCATATCACAGCTTCGACAGCTTCAAACGAAATGCCGTATGTTGACGCATTATTGATTGACCATGAGGTCACATTGTTAGCAAGCCTAAAGACACCCTTTGGTGCATTAAAGATAACTGTCTCACTCGTATAGTCAGAGCGTAACGAAGGCCATATCTCTAGGGTTCCATCTCCGTCTTGATCTAAGAGTACCTGATGGAGTTTAGCTGCTGACCCTGACCCAAGCTGAATGTAGTCACCCGCTAGTAATGTGCCAGTCATTACGACAGAACCAGTGTCATCTCCAGCACTACCTGTGAGTGTACATGAGCTAACTGTACCCTGTGGTGTAGCATAGTCAGGATCACCTAAGAGGAACGTACCGACTGGCCCCTTAAGTCCAACCAGTAGTGCCTTCCACTGTGCAGCCTTATCACGATGTACCGAGGGAATACTAACTGAGGCTTCCCACTTCTGTCCACCGTGGGAAATGATCTGTTGCTTATAGGTAAAGGGAGACTGAGAGGTAGCTACAGCATTAACTGCCCTTAGCTCAATGCTCTCAATCCCGATAGACGTTGGTGTAGCTAATGGATAGCTTAGTGCCATATTGTTGTTCCTTTAACCAAAGACAGCTTTAGCTGTGCCACCTCTACGGCGATCATTAAGCATTGAGTTCTTAGTCATCTGTGCGATCTGAGGTGCAGCCTGAGCAATGATCTTCTTAACGCTGTCGTCACCATTGGCTTGGAAGTTAAACGATTGGTTGATGACTACGTTATCACCACCGCCACCTTCCATCTGTACGCCTAGCTTACCGTTAGCACCACGCTTAAGTGGCATGATAGCTTCAGGCCCAGCTTCTCCCATAAGACCAGTCTTACCACCAGCCATAGGGAATAAGGTTGGACTACCGACTACACCACCGTCAGCGTAGGCTTCAACTCTACCGCCACTAAAGACACCACCATCAGCGAAGCCCATAAATGACTTAGCTGCGTTAACCATCCTCTGAACGACAAGAACCCGGTAGAGTTCCTTGATGATGTCCCTAGCCATGTTCTTAAAGGCATCTTTAACCGACAGAGTGCCTTCTGCCATAGCCATCAGGTTATCTTCCATGCTAGAAGTGACAGTATCTATCAGGCTCTGACGCTCTTGTTCTATCCGCATTAACTCAAGGTTCTTGTTAATTTGCTCCTCAAGGCCAGCGATAGTCTTTGGGTTATTCTCTACAAACTTAACACCAAGGGCTTGTAAGACCCTTTGTCTGGCTTCTGTTTTACCAAGGAGTTCATCCTCTAGGTTTAGTTGTTTCTGTAGTTTCTCTAGGTCTGACTCTTTGACAGCAGGTTCTTTCTTATGCTTAACGGGGGTATCTGGTGCAGACAACCTAGACTGTGCATACGCCTGACCATATAACATCTGCTGGTATTGTTCATCGGAGAGACCAGCAAGTCTTTCTATCTGAGTGGGCCTTTTACTGTAGATTTCATTTAACGCTTGCTCTGCTGCCAAGAGACCTTCGGCGGAGCCTAATATATCCTCATAAAGATTTGCAGTATCGTCAATGGTTCCACGACTATCTTTAAACAGTTTATTAAGCGCACTTTCTGCATCAAGAAGTCCTTCGGAGGAACCTAAGATGTCCTCATAGTTATTTGCAGTATCGTCTATAGTTCCAAGTCTGCCCTCAAACAGATTATTAAGCGCACTTTCTGAATCGAGCAGCCCTTTGGAGGAACCTAAGATGTCTTCATAGTTATTTGCAATATCATCAATGGTTCCGAGTCTGTCTTCAAATAACTTATTAAGCGCACTTTCTGAATCGAGCAGCCCTTCAGATGAGCCTAAGATGTCTTCATAGTTATTTGCGGTATCGTCTATAGTTCCAAGTCTGTCTTCAAATAACTTATTTAAGGCCGACTCTGCTTGAGAAAGTCCTGTGGAAGAACCTAGTATATCTTTATATAGGTTGGCGGTATCATCAATAGTACCAAGCCTGTCTCCAAAGATTTTGTTTAACGCTGCTTCCGATTGAGCTAGACCTTTTGAGGAGCCAATTATGTCTTCATAAAGGTTTGCAGTGTCGTCTATGGTTCCAAGTCTGTCTTCAAACAGCTTATTAAGGGCTTCTACCTCTAGGGCTAGACCCTCTTCTGTCCCTAATATATCTTGATAGGTTGACAGGGTGGTCTTTTTCACAGTCTGAGTCTCTTGCATCTTAAGCAAGCTCTCGCTGATCTGCTTTATTAGTTTATCTTCTTCCTCACTACGCTCCCCATCAAGATCAGATAAGGTCTTAGTAGCATTAAGCAATCTTTGTGTAGCGGCTATCTGCCCCTCTAGGTTCCCCTCAGAGGCCGCAAGAGCATCTTGTGCATTTAAGAACTCGCCAGTTAGTAATCTGGCTTCTTTAACGGCAGCTTTTCCAGCCCTAGTAAAGGCCATCATAATATTAACGTCAAAGAAGGCAGCTATTCCACCCCTTCTCTCGCCATCCCCGCTGACCTCATACAGTTTAGTAAGAGAGGCGGCTAAGTCATCTATAGCTCTTTGTGCTTCGTTCTTAGCTATTTCCCTTAGCAGAGCAAGGGTGCTTTTGATTTCTGTTGACGCATTGCCAAAGCTCTTCTCAAGCTCCTCATTAGACATTGCGGCTGCTTCTGTGGCTTTTGTTAACTTGTTTAAAATGTCGGTGGTATCTTCAAGTATCTCTTGAAATTCCCTTACGTCCTCACCAGCAGTAAGCATCTTGTAAGCCATACCACCTACAGCAGCGCCTATAGCAATAACAGCACCAATGACAGCACCTTGTGGGCCAAAGACCCCGGCAAACTGAGAACCCTGTTGACCAAAGGCTGTAAAGAAACTCGTGCCACTCTGTAACTGAACCACGAAATCCTGTAACTGATAGCCACCTTGTTGGATTTGCATGTTAAAGGTATTTAGCTTTTTACCACCATTCTTAGCAACAGCCCCAAACTGGTTCATACCTCTTGCGGCTTTATCAATACCTTTTTGCGCTACTGTACCAGACGACCCTAACTGATCGACCCTGTTTGTCGCGGTAGCAACGTCAGAGGAATCTACTATGATCTTAATATCAGCCATTTGCCACCCTTAAGTATTCTAGGTCTATTCTCTTGATGGCCTCAATCTCCCAAGGCTCAATAGATGTTTCCGTAAGTTCTTTCCATGCCTTAATCTGCTCAAAGGTAATAGGCGCTGGGCCACTAAAGCCTGACCCTCTGCTAGAGCTTAAAGCAATAAAGGCAGACCAAACGTGGGATATTAGCATGGGGAAGGGTGTCGGGGGTTCCAATGCTTCTACTCTACGTCCAGTCTGCCTCTCTACTTGTTCAAGATGTTCTCGTTCTGTAGTGCCGTTCTGATCTGGTCTATTGAGTTTGAACTGATGTTCAGCCCACTTAACTAACTCACAGATCAGACCTTCGTAAAATCCAGAGAGTCAGTCACAACCTCCTCAAGCTGGCTCTTAATCCAAAAGACTTCTTCGTAAATGTCTTTGGCCTTAGCGATAGTGAGCTTAGGCACCTCTCCGCCGTAGGTAATGTTCCAAGCCTTAGTCGTCTTAGCTAAGACCTCCAGCGTAGCTTCCTCAATATCTGAGTAGTCAACATCTTGAGACTTACTCTTCTGAGCTTTCTTAAGCCGCTTGCTGATTTGCTCATGTTGAGCTTTCTTATACTCTTTAGAATGGGGCGCAAGAATAGTAATTGTCATATTCGTGCCATCGTCATTCTTAAGTACATCACCTGTTGCTGGATGTTTAATCTCAACAACAATGTCGTCTAAATTCGGTGTCAGGTCTTTCAAGTCCATCGGGGTTTCCTTTCGGGGGAAGTTATGTCGGGTTGATTAACGTGGAGACCCCCGACCCGACTCAGGAGCCTCCACTACCTAGCTAGGTATTCTTATGCTGGGCGTGTGATCTTAAGGTTAGTACCTTCTGTAGCATCATAGAGGGCTACGAAGGACATAGAGATCATACGGCTAGTTGGGCCATCGACACCAACATCAGCAGAGTTGATTTTCACTCGTGGGAATTGGAAGGTATATGTGTTAGCACCTGTAGGATCATCTACGGATACTTCAATCTCAGTTTCAGTCTCATTGAGGAAACGGTTGATTAACGCAGCATCTTCAAAATAAGCTGTCATTGTACCTTCAACTTCTGCACGACCATACTCAAGGGAAGGTGCGCTATCATCGCCAATTACGAAGGTAGGTGCGTATGAGTTGTTCAGGGTGAAGTCAAGGGCTGTCACGATGGCTACAGGAGCAGCACCGCCTACGTTACCGATAGAAAGGTCGCCTGAGTAAGCATCGAAAGGTGCAGCACCAGAGGCAGCATCCTGTGTCTTCTCAGTGGCACTCATGGACATGTCTTTGCCTACCATACCAAAAGTTGTAGCAACCATCTGGTTAGGGGCGAGGGAAATAGCCATAGTGGAAACTGACATGCCTGTGAATACACGAGCTTGGTCAATGTCAGCAGCGTAGTCTTCAATGGAGAAGAACTTAGGTGTAACACCAACTTTAAGTACGTTAGTTGCCCAAGTGTTAAGCATAGCTGATTCAAGGAAGCTATCGTAATCACCATCACGGAGGTCAACAACAATGTCGCCACCTACTTGACGGTTGCCATGACGATCAACACGAGCCATACGGTCAGCTTGAATATCGTTACCAGCAACACGATCTTTAGTAAGATTTAAAGAGTGGGTGCTGAATGGGAGGTTAGTGAAGTTGCCAGCGGGTGTCGTACCAAACGTAGATTCGGTAATAAACGACAGACTGGAGCGTGAACCCTGTGCAAAGGCCATGTTGGTTTCTCCTATTGGAAGTTATTTGTATATGTACCAGCCGATGTTAATCGGAACAAAGTACCAAGGACTATCTATCATTCCCTGCTGACGTTCAGCGTAGTCAATAGACACTATGATTGTTTCTGCATCACCATTGGTAAACGAGATGTCAGTGGTTGCTGCGAAGGCGTCTATCACTTTGTTAGCGTAGTCGTCTGCGGTAGCTGGGCCTTGACCTTCGGGGGCAAAGACTGTTACGGAGAATACACCTTGGTATCTCAGTTGTGGGTTTAAGCCCCTTACAGCAGGTCTAGTGACCGTGGGGAGGTATTGTACCTTGAGGAAGCTAGTGCCTGTTGTAGGCTCAAATGCTACGTTCTCATAGGCTATGTCGGGGAGACCGGATGTTCCAGCTAAGTGGCTCTCAAGTGCAGCCCGAATATCATTCTGAATACTAGCCATAGATATTCCTTATCTGTGCAAAAACTTTATACCCAGCCCTTCTCCAAGATGGCCCACCGTTCTCTACATCGTCTGCATGAGGGGAAGCGTTCCTGAGTGTAATGCTTGTGGTATTCTTTAGGTCAACCTTGTTTATATCACCCATCAAGTTAGAAAGACCTTCTTGTCTCATAGCTTGAGGATTTTGTTTCTTAGGTCTGTTATCTGAGGACTTACCCCTTGGTCTACCAGCACCGACAGAATAAGAGAATGAGGTAACATATGCACCAGTGTCTACGGGGGATAGGTTAACGGCAGTCTGAGCTATATCTATTAACTGGTCAGACACATACTCTTCTACATATTCGTCAAGTATCTCCATCTTCTTGTAGAACGAAGAGTTAATCTTGATAGACTGTTTCATAGGTTATTCCCCTACGTCACAGATGTAACCT